CTTTGCGTTGTGTTCACCTTCTGGTGCAAGTGGGACACCCGTAGGCATCTCACTTAAGTTATCAAAAAATTCTATATCGCTAAAATCAGACATTAGTTTCTCCCATATCGTTAGTTAATGAAAACCCTAACTTTTCAATTAGAGTCGTTATGTCAGGCTTTTCAAAGTTTTCTAGTTTACCACTTCTGTCTTTAGCCTTATAGCCTTGTGAATGAACAGTCTGCAACCATCTATGTAAAACAGTTTTACCTTCTTCATCTTGGCTATCAATAACTCTTAGTGCTAACACTTCATCAAAGAAATATGTTATTGATTCGCCTAATTTTGTGCCAACCATTTTTGGTGCGTGTTTTAATATGCCATCATCATTGACTACATCTTCTTTGCACAAAAATAATACGTGCATATGTAAATCTCTAAAAGCACGCATAAGATTTGTTACAGATTCTTGGACATTGCCATATGCCATTCTCGGATCTTTACTACGAGATTTCTCCCATGCAAGCAAGATCTCACTTATTTCAGATACCGAATCTAAAACAACTGTGTCATATTGTAATCTGCCAGACTTCAAAGCATCATGAAGTTCCATAACTTCTGCTGCTTCTTTTACTTCAATAGCATCAACGTTGTCTGCATCTTTAATAGATAACAGTCCAGCTTCAGCACTTATTACAAGCACCTTACCTGGGCATGTTTTTGCTAATGTTGTTTTTCCAGAACCAGCCATACCATACACCAGGATCTTAGCACCTTGGCTTTGTACAAGCTGACTTGGAGATACAATTCTACTTGATAATTCCATTTTCTCTTCTCCTTAAATAAAAATTAACTTGCACATTATAGCCTAAATCGTTACCATATGTAAAATTAAATTTTCAAATAAATTTACAAGGAGAGTATATGGAAAATCAAAACCAAGAAAATACTTTGTGGCAAGCAAACTATTATTTTAGAACAAAGACATTAGCAACAAAAAAATTAAAAGAATTTGAGACATTAGGTGTTAAACCAAATCATACAAATAGAAAAGTCAAACCATACTCATTAAAAGAATATATTGAATTTTTAGGACAAAGAGAAGCTGCTGAAAAATTTGGATGCTCTGAAGCATCTTGTAAAGCATGGCGATATGGTTATAGACAACCTACGATCAATCAAGCTAAACAAATTATCAAAGCTACAGACGGCAGATTGGATTTTGAATCTATTTATGGACCTGTATCAGAGATATTAGTAACAGAAGCTTAGTGTGTTTCAGCTCAATATTACTGAGGACGACACATCCTTAGAGCAAGCACTTGCCTACTATGACGAAGGTTATAATGTCGTTCCTTTACAAAGATCCAACAAAAAGCCACCACCTTTTTTAAAAGGTTGGGAGCAGTACAAAGAGGAAAGACCTCCTAGAACCCTTGTAGAATCATGGTTTAAGGATAGGGACAACCTTGTTGTAGCTCTTGTATGTGGATCATTTATTGTCGTAGATGCAGACTCGCCAGAGGCTATGGACTGGGTAGAGAAGAATTTACCTGCATGTCCTTTCAAAGTTATTACTGGCAAAGGTATGCACTACTATTATAACAACCCACAGAACTATACTACATTTGCAACAAGAAGAACTGCTGAAACACCGATAGAAAGACTTATAGATATTAGGGGTGTAGGTGGTTTAATTATCGCACCCTGGAGTAGACACGCTAACGGTCAAATATACAAACCAATAACCTTTCCTGATTGGAAAATATATGATCATAACGACTTACCAGATTTTACTGAAGTTGAGTTTACAAAGATAACTGGCGTACCTAAAACAGAGTCAAGCGTACAGACAGCACCATTCTCATTAGATGGCGTACACGAAGGCTCAAGAAACGATGGAGCGGCTAGGATTGCAGGCTATTTAATCTCCAAAAATGTCAACTTACAATTTGTAAAAATATTTCTGCATAATTGGAACAAACAAAATACTCCACCACTTCCACAAGCAGAGATAGATGGCGTAGTAGATAGTGTCAAGAGCACGCATGATAGGAAGAATCAGATAGCACCTTTATTTATACAAGCATCAGAAACTATACAAAAACCAAAAGATTTATTTAATCCACCTGGCTTACTCAAAGACATGTTTAAGTTTTGTGAAGAGATAGCACAAGTGCCACAGCCAGAACTATCTTTAATCGGTGCATTATCTTTAGCTAGTGTTAGCTGTGGTCGTATATATAGAACCAATATGAATAACTTTTCATCTATGTATTTCATGGGTATCGCTAAGTCTGGTCAAGGTAAAGAAAACATCAAGACATTTGTAGAGTCAGTGCTCAACGCTAGTGATCATGAGAAGTTAGTCGTTGGAGATGGCTATACATCTAGTGGTGCTGTCCACTCTGTATTAAAGATGAGGCCAACACAAATAACAATCATGGACGAATTTGGTAAAAGACTAGAGGCTATAGGTAATTCACAAAACACAAATAGAGAAGATGGTATTCAAACACTTATGGAAGCATGGGGTAGATGTCATGGTACTTTAAGACCAGATAACTACTCGCTTATGAATGTCCAAGAACAATACAAAGAGATGATGATGAGTCGTGTTACACATAAACCAGCTATAACCCTTGTAGGTTTGTCAGTGCCAAAAAACTTTTACAAGGCACTTAATAGTGGTCGTATAGCAGATGGCTTTCTAAATAGGTTTGTTGTTGTTGAATCTAAAGAACCAAGAAGAGTAGGCGAACTTAGAAGATTTAAAGAACCACCTACATCAATAGTGAACTGGGTCAACTATATTAGAAGGCAAAGAGGTAACATGGATGATGTTGCAAGAGACAATGCAGAAATAGATCTTAGCCAGATAGTATTAAACTTTGATAGAGAATCAGAGGAAATACTGCAAGATTTCGCAAGAGAAATCGTAAAACGACAAGATATACTAGAAAAAGACAACTTAGAGCCTC